AGTTTCCCCTGCCTGCTTATCATGTTTTATCTACACACCAAGCCCTGTTACTTTGGCCAAAGCGTTTACGTCTCTTATTACAAAGCCCCTTCTTATGTGGGCTTTGATAGCGGTCTTGTTTTCTACAAACAGGTTATGATCCCCTACAGTACCAACGGAAGTTTTGGTAAGGGTCATAGAATTTCTAACGCCCTCAACCATATACTTCCAGTCAGCAACTATAAGCTCGTAACCTGCGGGGCTGTCCTGGGTTACCATGTTTCGGGTAAACCTTATGGGATAGCCAAACAGTGAAGCGGGTTCAGCAGCATTGGCAGGCTGGAACAGGGGCTGGCCATAGTCATCCCTTAGGTTCCTTAACTGCGCCTTTACTGCGGGGTGGGTTACAAAACCAATGTTATTGGTAAACCCGTCCTCTTCAATAAAGCCCAGGGCATTGGATATATCTACCAATAAATCCTCACCAGTGCCAGCCGCTACGGTATGGGCAGCAGGGCAGGAACCAGATATAGTATCAGCAAAGGGAGTGCCGTCATAGTAGCCTAAGTAACTCTGCTCTAAGGCCCTTACCACGGCATCCTCAATCTCGCCCCGTATGTGGGAGTTCATTTCAATAGAGGAATCTTCCAACAGTATATCGGTTATGGTAACAATAACTGCCAGCTCGTAGGCGGTCATTACCTTCTGCTTGTAGGTCTCATTGGATACGGTCTTGGCTCCGCCCTCGGTGGATACCCAGCTCATAACCAAATCATCATCTATCCCGTTAATGGAAAGGGTGGCGCTGGCCATAGGTATTTTGGTCAAAAACGGTATTACAGCGGACTTGTTCTGTATGTTAGTCCACAGTGTATTAGCCAGCGGTTCAGGTACTAAGTATTTTCCTGCGCCGTCAGTCAGTGAACTTTTGATAGTGGTATTTGTACTCATCTTTAAATCTCCTTATATGTCCCGCAAAAAGTCCCCAAACATCTCGTCAGGGTCTTTAGTGGGTTCATTCTTGGTTTTAGCAAAATTGCCGTCTGAAGGATTAGCGCCTGAAGCATTTACCAGAAATGGTTTTTCCTTTATAACCTTATCCACCACTTTGGACACGGTATCGGAGGTAACCTCTTCCTCTGAAGCAAGTTCCTTTTGAATTAGAAGCGTGGCGGTCTCAATATCTACAATGTTTTTGCCCGATACTGCTTTTAGAACCAGGTTATCTACCTCTTTCTGCTTTATCGAACCCTGTATCTTTTCCAGTTCGCCTTCCAGTTCCTTAATCCTCTTTTCTTTTTTCTCGGTATCGGTCAGCTTTTCAGCCTCCAGCGCTTCAAGTTTCTTTCTGGTATCCTCAAACTCCTTCTTTAATGCGGCCTTATCCTTACGGTAGCTTTTAGCTTCTTCTCGTAAGCTTTTGACATATTCAGCATCGTAAGTTTTTTGCTCATCTGAGCTTTCCTCTGTTACCTCATCTGCGGTAACTTGGTCTTTGTCAGTCATCTAAAATCTCCTTTTTGCTGCATAAAAAAAGAGCCTTCTTCTGAAAGCCCTTAATTTATACTTGTTATTAAATTGTTAAATTAATTAAGTTACCGTCATTGCCAATCTCCTTAATTGATGGTGATAAGCTTTGTGTTTACCATCATTTTCAAATAACATAAGATTTTCTAATCGGTTATCATCTCTTATTTCATTTATGTGGTGTACAACTTCTTCTGGTTTTAAATACCTGTTTAACGCTTCTTCCATAACTAACCTATGTTCTAAAACGTAACCATTATTATTAAAAGGATGTTCAGGTTTTAAAATATAGACGTAACCCCGCATTGTTTTTCTGCCACCATTCCAATGAGGATTTTTATCTCTTAATTTGGTTATTCTTATTTTTTCTTTTGTTTCATCTGAACGTTTTATACCAAAACTTGGACTATTCTCACCAAGATTGGCTTCTCTTAATTTCTGTCTAACTTCTTCTGATACTTCATGCCCTGGCTGAAATCCAAAACCTGGACGTTTTAGACCTTTACTCCAAGAAGAGACTCCTTTTTTAAATCTATACTCTTCCCCAATTTTACTACCTTTTACAAATCTTCCTTTTTCATCTCTCATTTTTACCTCCAGTACAGGTTCTGGGAGTAGGTACTGGCTACTCCCATATTTATAAATATTTATGCCGCCTTATAAACTTCAAGATACCACTTATTTAATTCAGGTTGCGAAAGTGGATTATTTTGAAATTCTATCCACTTATTTGCGAAAATTTCAGGACTTATAACTTCCGATATGGTCGTACATCTACAATTTACGTGAAAATTGGGGTAACCTACATCTTTAACAGATTTACCGTCTTTTTCTTCGCAAAGGTCGCAACATCCAGCTGCAACTAAAACCAAAGTATCTGTAATTCCTGGATTTTGTAAGTTACTTAACCTATCACCCTCATTGAACGCATTTGCTGTTTCGGTTCGCAATAATCGAGAGGCTTCATACCCAACACGCCTGCCATGAAGGGAGGTTAATTTAGCTTTTGTATAACCTGGATTAAGCAAATTCTCTAAAGCCGATAATGTTACCTTATCACTTGCAGCCCCTCCACTAATGACGTGCTGCATAACTATTCGTTCAATCTCTTGCTTTGTTCTTCTATCAAGTAGCCAGATTCTATCAGATAGCTTTAATCCGTCAGTCCATATCCGGTTATATAAAGTCTTTATTGCTTCCGGTCTTACCCTTGATAGCATTCTCGTAAGCTTTAGATTAATTCCCTTTTTTGCTAAGGCTTTTTCATACTGGCCCATTATTAGCTTATTAACCTCAGTCGATAGGTCAAGAGTTTCAATTAGGGATTTATCCAGTACCTTTTTAAAATCATCAGATAATCTTGCAGCTTCCCTAAGTAATGAGTTAATCCTAATTTTTGCCTGAGCTGCGGTTAAGCTCTTTTGGTTTATTATATCTTTTGCCCTTGCCTTAATATCTCCTGCGGCCTGAATGTAGAGTTTAGCAAGTTCAGCTTCCTGCTTATCAGATAGCTTAATAAAATCTAATTGATGTTTTTTGTAATACTCTGCATATAATTCTTTACTGGTTGCCATTGTTTTTTACCTGGTCTAAATTTAACCTTTTATCATAATCGGCCTGCTCCTCTAAAATTTTGGCAATCTCAGCCTCCGGATCTTCTATTCCCAGCTCGTTCATGGCGGTTGTAACGCTTACAAGACCTGCTGAAATCTTACTGGTGATAACCTCCACCTGCTCTACCTCGTTCTGCGGCATGGGAATGTGGGTTATAATATCAATATCTAAGTCATCAGGTATATCGTAGCCCTCGTATATTGATTTCATTTTCAGCACGCCAAACCACATATCCCTTAGCCTGGCCGCCCATATTGTGTTCTTTTTCCTGGTCTTGGATAGTATGGCCGCAAACAGGAGTTTTAGCGCCACGCCTGACAGGTTGCCAATTCCAGCTACCCTGTCCACTGACAGGTTTACCACTTCGGATAATTCATAGACCAGTGCTACCAGGCTGTCTATGTGATATTTCAGGGTATCAATATAATTAAAGGTTGATTGCAGTTTAAACACATCGGGCCTTATGTTTTCGGTAGCGGCCATCTGTGCCAGGTTCCATACCGCCCCCGCATGGCCCTTTAACTTGGGCTTACCGTCAGCACCCACCGGGACTTTGGTATTAAGCAGTACGGTTATGGCAAACATATCAAACTTTAAGCTGTCTGAGAGGTCGGAGTATTTTTTATCTATCTCCTCAAACAGCGGTATTAAGTCCTTTAGCTCGCTTATTCCCCACACCTCGCCTATCTGCGGCAGGTTGGGTATGATATAAACAGGCATAAAATCAAGCCACCTGCCGTTATATCCCAACGGCTGGCGCTCTAAAATCTGCTGCTTTATTTGCAAATTATTCTTAACATCATAGGTCGCTTCCTCAATGTAGCATACATTTTTACCGCTGGCGTCTTTAACCAGCTCATAGGTCTGCTTCCAGATAGTATCTTCACCAATAAAGGCCACAAAATGCACCTTGTTAATCTTTTCGTAGTCATCAAAATCATAGACAGGAAAGCACTCTATGCGGTTGCGGGGCATTATCCTAACCCTTTTATCCTCAATATCGTATTTGAGTTTAAACACCACCCCTCCCGTTATATTGCACTCGGTGGCGGCCTGCAGGTACTTGGAGTCCAACAGGTTATCCTTGTGTACCTGGTATATGTCCTCCTCTATCTGGTCGTAGCGCCCGCCGTCTGGGGTACAGTTGTAGTCCACTGGCTGTTCAAACTGCCAGCTGGCCAGCTTGTTTATGATGTAGCGTGCCAGGTTTATGGTCAGCTTGGTAGGGGTATAGTCTTTAGCTGAACGGTATTCAGGATAGCGCTGTTCAATGTATTTAAAGTTTTCGCCGTCATACCAGTCGGCATACTCGATTAACTGGTTTATGGTATCCAACTGGCTATCGGTAAATATGGAAGGCTGGCCGGGATAAGCCAGCTTAATCAGGTGGTTATAATCAACCTGCATAATTTTCCTCTCTATGTTCTCGTAGTTATCTTAAACTCAAGTTAAGGTCAACCGCTTCAAACTGCCCTTTGACCTTAGAGTATGAACCGTAGCGCCCGGCATCACAGCCGTGATCCATAAACTTGACCGGATCCTCTAAGACATTGCCGTCCTTATCCTCTTTACGTTTATAACCCTGTGCTTCTTTGATAAGGTTTGAGCCGATAAGCCCCACTAAATGGGACTTACAGAAGTTAATGCCGTCCCTAACATCGGTTACCGCCTTATGGATATTAAAGCCCTCGTTATAAAATTCCTGTATTGAGCCAGGCTCATCAGTACCAGCATATATTTCCCGGGTGCGCTCATCGGGAGGTATTACCTTTTTGGCCCTGCCTATAAACTCAGGCGTGGTAAGTCCCTTTTCGTATATAAGTTCCTCCCAAACCACCTTTTGGCCGTCCAGCCAGTAGACCTTTACCAGCGCACAGGGGCTTTCGTATCCCCAGTCTATGCCGTAGGATATATCCTTGTAGTGTTCAGGAGGTTTGGCAAGTGCTGTCCACCTGTCATAGATGATATTCTTTAGCACTCCCCACTGGCCCAGGGCATAAATCTTATAGTAGTTCTCATCCTGGTTGATTAAGTCAATAATCTCTTTTTTGTACTCATCATCTAAGAATGGATTATTTTTGTAGGTGGAATGGTTTA